ATAGCTGCTGCTTGAGCTGCGTTAGCCTTAGATGTTGCATCTGCTGCTGCGGTTGCTTCTGCTGCTGCTTGAGCTGCGTTAGCCTTAGATGTTGCATCTGCTGCTGCAGTTGATACTGAAGCTGCGTCGCCTGATACTCTAAGTGCTGCTTCTGCTGCTACCTTAGTTGTAGCATCTGTTGCTGCTGCAGTAATTGCTGCTGACTGTGCTGCTGCTGCTGAGCCTGCTGCATCGTATGCTGCGGCTGTTGCTGACAATGCACGAGCATCTGTAAAATATTTGTTTGCTGGATTTTCTGCAAGGTCTGCTGTGTCATGATTTGAAAGACTTGAAACTGTACCTGTTACATCACCAGTAAGGTTACCAACAAATGTAGCAGTAATTGTTCCTGCGGCAAAATTGCCATTGGCATCGCGTTTTACTACTGTATTTGCTGTATTGGCTGAAGTTGCTGTACCACCAATAATACCAACAATGTAGTCTTGGTCTGCTTGGGCCTTGGTTAATACACCAAAACCGTTAACGGTAGCTGTGCCACCCTCAACGATAAGCCCATTTTTAATTCTAAAGTTTTTATTTACTGTTGCCATTGATATGACTCCCTTTTACTGCTTTTTTATGCTTTTAATGCTGTTCTAAAATATCTTACTTTTACTGATCCTGAAACAGGAGTTACGCACAAACTTATTATACCGCTATTTTCTTCAAAAGTAACTGTAGCTAAAGATAAATCTGTGTTTGACACTATGTCTGATTCTGAAATGTAAACATTGGTTCCATCGTTAAGCAGTACAATAGTTGAAGTGTGTGTTAAGTTTCCAACAGACTTATCAATCTGCAGGGAGTATCTAACTGTCTTATATACCGTCTTTGAGAATGAATCTATAGCTGTTTTGTTTTCTATTCCGTCTATAGTTAGATCGTTGTTTCCATCTAGCCCCAAAAGTTCTGAAGCGTTTTCTGCATCAAGAGTAGCTAAGCTTGTTTCTAGCTGAGAAACCTTGTAGTCTATCGAGTTTACATCTGTTGATCCGTTTACGCCAAGCTTGTTTTCAATTGCCTCAATTGCATCATTGACGTTGCCGTGCAACGTTGCATGGCCTTCCATTGATTCAGTTGCGGCAGGATTAGTAAAATTGTCTTTTGATGTTGGGTAACTTGTTGCCATTTTGCCTCCAGGCAGTGTTGCTTATGGTTTAATTATACATTATAAAAAATTATAATTTAAATATTTTTTATTTTTAAGAAGGGGCTTATAAAAGCTTGTATTACTCGTAGCTCTTTCTTTGCCATATATTCTGCTTGTACCAGCCAATCATAGACTTATTGGAAAGCTTATGGTTTCTTTCTGCATCCTTAATGATATCTAAATCTGAAATAGCTTTCCAGGGCTCTCTTTTAATTGGTATAATTTGAGCTATTGGTGTGCCAGCCTCAATTACCCCAGAGAATCCTTTTCTTATGTAGAATGGGAAGTTTCCTGGCTGCATGTCATACGGCCCATCTACTATTCCAGAAAGGGTATAGAATGGAAGGTCAACCCTATTTAAAGGATGGGTAAACAAAAAACTATAACCTTCTGGTATGCTGATTGCAACTTTTGACTCCCAAGCAAACTGCTGACTATAAAATCCTGGAGGAGCTGGAACTTCTTGGTTTGCAGATCTTTCTCCAAAAAAACGTCCATCTAGCCTATGTCTAATCTTTGGCTTTCCATCTTCTATTTCAACTAAAAAATCTATAGGTGCAGTTAAAGCATAACCAGTAAGCATTGAATCCATATATGGACCACAAACTTTTACCGTTACATTTGGTGGGTTAAGGCTATACTGCTTTGCTCCATCTTTAAACTTATCTATAGACTTATACCAGTCAGGAACTAAAGATTTTATTGGAACTATCGGACTAAAGACTTCATCGTACATAGCAAACTTAAGAATTTTTTTCTTCATATCCGACCCTTCTAAATAATTAAAGTTGCTTGTCTGCTTCTTCTATTGCTAAATCTTCTGCTAAGAGCTCTTCTTCTGTTGGTGAGCCAATTGATGATGATGCTGGGTATGAAAAATTCTCTCCATCCCAATCCCAGTTTGTCATATTAATACCAACTCCTCCGTTGGCATAAATTTCAGTTACATCTATAACTACTGGGTCACTCAAAAATATTGAAGCGAGTCTTTCATCTGTGTGTAAAACGTCTACAACTTTGCCATCAATAACAAAAGCAACTTTAATTGGTGGATTTTCCATTATATAATTTCCTCATTTTCATCTGGATTAACTGCAGACCACTTACCTAGGGGGCAACTGGCGTTTGGTAATTTTGTTTTTAGATTCATGATACATCCACACTTTTTACACTGAGATGTTGCTTTAATAAGCTCTGGACAAACTTTACATATCTCAAGTCGCTCTTGGGCTAAATCTTCATCTACCCTTCCAAGCTCTTTATTAAAAAGATCCCAGGGTCTGGCACCCCTCATGTATGGATTTTTCATTATTATCTCTTTCTGTTTATATTTATATTGTAGCAGAAAAGTTAGAAACTGTCGAGCCTTGATTATATGGAGACGGAGATTTTATTATTCCAACCACGCCTGTCCTATTCGGTGAAGTAATTGTGTCTGATCTTTCTCCTATAGAATTAGTCATTCCTATTGTAGAATATGCAATAGATCTTACATTTGTTCCTGAAATAATAACTTTTATTGCTAGTGGCTGTGAAGGCAATGCAACATCTGTACCGACTGAGCTTACTACTCCTCCGATTGATTTTATTACATTTAAATAATAATTATAATTTGTTTGCGTTGTTGTTTGAGTGTAACAGCTGTACTGAGTTGGTCCAGGGCCAACATAGCATGTTGTGCCAGACAAAGAGCCACCTGAAGGGCAGCTGTAGCTAGCAGGTACAGAAACAGTGCAAGTAGACCCACTTAGGCTACCACCTGAAGGGCAGCTGTAGCTAGCAGGTACAGAAACAGTGCAAGTAGACCCACTTAGGCTACCGCCTGAAGGGCAGCTGTAGCTAGCAGCTACAGAAACAGTGCAAGTAGACCCACTTAGGTTTCCACCTGAAGGGCAATAGTAGTATCCAGGCACATCAACTATGCAATTATTTCCAGATAAAGTTCCTCCTGAAGGACAGGTGGTTGATGCTGGCGTACTTACAGTACAAGTACTTCCAGACAAGGTTCCTCCAGAAGGGCAAGACAGTGTAACTGAGGCTGGGTAATAACATGTTGCACCTGATTTTGTTGTACCTGAAGGACAACATTGGCTAAAAGAATATGTTTCTTCACATGGCCCGCTGCATTGAGAACATAAAGGTATTCCATTTGTTCTTTGATAAAAATCCTTAGAAATATTAAAAACTCCACAACACCTTGTTTCGGCTGTGTAAGAACTGCTTGCGCTATATGTAAAACTTGATGCTGGCTGATTGTATGCTGCGTAGCTAGATGAAGAAGGATTCTGGTATGCAGCACCGTAAGAAAAAGAATAAGAAGGGCTAAGTTGCGCTGAATATGAAAATGAATAAGCGGGATTTAATTGCGCTGAATATGAAAATGAATAAGCAGGATTTAATTCCGCTGAATATGAAAAAGAATAAGCAGGGTTTAATTGTGCTGCATACTGATATGGAGCAGATCCAGCTATTGTTGAAACGCCTCCACAACAATTTGCAGATGGTGGATTACTTCCATTAGTTACTAAACCAGTATTGCATGGATAGCTTGTAGATGTAGTATTGTAAGAAACAGAAGCAACCCAGCTATTAGCATCTGATACCCAATATGTTAATCCCGTTCCACCAGTAACTCCAGCAGATGCAGTAAGATTTGGAAGCGAAAGCTTAACTCCAGATATTGCATATGTAGATGGGTCTGAGCTACTTATAGCAACTCCAGTACCTAGAACCCAGGATCCCCTGTAAGACTTCCATCCAGCTTTTAATGTTACACCGCCAAAACTATCTAAAAACTGCTGATATGCTTTAAGCTTAGAGTTAACAACCCTTTTCTTTTTAGCACTTCTCATTAGGCTTCCGTATCGCCAGTTACCAACCAGCTGTTTGCTGCTCTTTTTTCAATAAATATTGATGACCACTGTACTCTGGATTTAAATTGATTGTCTGGTCCATAAATTAAAACAGATACACTCTCTCCCTGAACAGTTATCTTTCCAGTATTTGCTTGAAGCAATTCAATACTAGAGCCAATTGGTAGGTTTAAAGTAATATCTGCTGGTATAGTAACCGTAATTGGTGATGCCGAATTAAACTCTATTCTTTTATAAAGATCAGAAGATGTTATTGAATAGCTTGTACTTGTTGTTCCAGCTGTAGATATTAAGTTATCAGATTTTGCATTTAAAGCAGTTTGAGTTAATGAAGAAATTGGTTTGTTGGTATCAGAAGTATTGTCAACATTACCAAGCCCAACCATAGTCTTTGTAATTCCTGATACTGTACCAGTAAATGTTGGTGAGGCAATTGGGGCTTTAGATGAAAGATTAGCTGTTACTGTAGCGGCAAAACTTGCGTCGTCTCCAAGTGCTGCTGCAAGCTCGTCTAGAGTATTAAGTGCTGCTGGCGCTGATGCGATTACTGCATTTACCTGAGCTGTTGCATCTGCAATTGCTTCTGACTTAGCAGTTGCGATTGCAGTAGCTTGTGCTGCAGACACTGGCTTTGAAGCATCTGCTGTATTATCAACATTTGCAAGCCCAACTGAAGATTTTGTAAGTGCTGCTATTGCAGATGATACCTTTGTGTCTGCCGCAGAGCTTGCTGCTGCTTGAGCGGCGTTAGCCTTTGTTGTAGCATCTGCTGCTGCTGCTGAGATAGCTGCTGCTTGAGCGGCGTTGGCCTTTGTTGTAGCATCTGCTGCTGCTGTAGATACTGAAGCTGCATCTCCTGATACTCTTAGTGCTGCTTCTGCTTCTACCTTAGTTGTAGCGTCTGTTCCTGCTGCAGTTATTGCTGCTGCTTGTGCTGCGTTAGCCTTTGTTGTAGCATCTGTTGCTGCTGCAGATATTGCTGCTGCTTGAGCTGCGCTGGATTTTGTTGTAGCATCTGTTGCTGCTGCTGAGATAGCTGCTGCTTGAGCTGCGTTGGCTTTTGTTGTAGCATCTGTTTCTGCTGCTGAGATAGCTGCTGCTTGAGCTGCGCTAGCTTTAGATGTAGCATCTGATGCGGCTGCAGCAGTTGCTGCGGCTTGCGCTGCGCTAGCTTTAGATGTAGCATCTGATGCGGCGGCTGCTTGCGCTGCGTTAGCCTTTGTTGTAGCATCTGCTGCTGCTGCTGCAGTTGCTGCTGTAACATCAGATAAATTAGCTTTTGTTCCTAGTGCTGTTGTTATAGTTGCAGCGTATGAAGCATCATCATTAATTGCAGCGGCAATTTCATTTAAAGTATTTAATGCATCAGGTGCTGTATCTATAAGGTTTGATATAGCATTTGTAATAGCTGAATTTCTATTTTCAACCTCTGTAGAAATTGCTAAAGATACTTCTGAATCTCTTGCAATTCCTGCTGGAATTTGAGAATCTGGTACTTTGCCAGCAGAATCTAGTGCTGCAACTCCACCAGGAACTGATTTTTGATTTAACGGAATATATTCATCAATTGTGCCAGCCAAGGCGTAATCAAGATCTCTCCAAGGAGTTTGTCCGTCTCCAATTTTAAATGTATTTAAATCTAAAGATATTCCAATTTCTCCAGATCTTAATATTGGGTTATCTCTAAACCAATCATCTTCTACATCTCTTCTTAATTGAATTCTAGTTGCCACTTGAATCCCCTCCATTTATTACTGGTGAATATTGATCAGAAGAGTCCCCACCATTAATTACAATACTATCAGATTCGGGATAGTATAAAGAATCTGGTGCTCCTCCTGAAAGTAATGATAGATTTTCAAACCTAGGAAAATCTACTTCATCACCTGGTCCACCACCGTCAAATCCTAAAACAAGCGGGGTAGTCTCTAAAACGCTTTGTGCTGTATTAGTATTTTTAAAATTAATAGGATTTTGTGTATTAACTGTATGTACTGAACCATCATATGCGTGAGTGTGCATATAAAATGGAGTAGGGTCATCGCTTTTAGGAGTAATGTCTACCCAAACTTTTTTGTTAAAATGTTAAAGTATACGTCACCTTCTAAAGCTGCAGATGGATTCTCTGCAAGCGTTAGAAGGTTTAACGAAGACTTAAGTTTCATTTTTGACTTAGCCTATTACAACTACTCTATATTCTCCAGATGCTGGTGCAACTGCAAACTTAATAGTTACTGCTGAGTCTGATGTATGCTCAATATCTGTAAGAATCTCTGCATATGGTGCTGCAACTTCATATATAGAAACTACAACATCTTTTGTTGCTAAATTGTGAGTTACTGTATAAGATGTTGCTGATGTATTGAGAGTTGTCTTATACTTTCTTGTTATCTCATGATAATTTGTACCGTCATTTGTTAATGTCCATTGGTCTGCCGCCTCATTCCATAAAACTTCTACATCTGCAGAGGTTCCACGGTTTACCTTAAGACCAGCATCTGCTGATGGGGCTCCAGTAACATTTGTATTAAGAACAACTTTATTATCAACAATATTAACTTCTGTTGTGCTTATAGAGTTAATAGATCCTTGAACATCAAGGTTTCCACCAATGGTTAAGTTACCAGTAACTGTTACATCATCTGGCAATCCAATAGTTACTGCTGCTGATTCTGATCCAGATCCTGAAACTGTAATTTCTCCAGATGTTCCAGCAATTGTTGAAATGTAACTTCCAGTTGTGTCTGTTCCAAGAACAACTGAGTTTGGCTCAATTGTTGTTGATATTGTTACATCACCCAAATTGGTCATTGTTGCAGAACCAGTTACATCTCCTGAAAGTGTAATTACTGGATCTTTATTAAGAGATACTGCTCCTGCTGTGACTGTAAAGTCTGTTGAGCTAAATGAAGCAACACCTTTATTTGTGTATGTTGCATCTTCTGCAGATACTGTAATTGTGTTATTCGTTACGGCTACATCAATTCCTTCTCCGCCAGCAACTGTGAGTGTGTCTGTAAGAAGGTCAACTGTGTCTGTTCCAGTGTCTCCAGCAACTGAAAGATTGGTTGCTACGTTTACTGTTCCTGCTGCAGTCAAACGACCTTGGGAGTCAACTGTAAATGTCGGAATTGCTGTTGCTGACCCATAAGATCCAGCAGTTACTGCTGTATCATTAAGTTTTAATGTTGTTGTGCCTGCGGTATCGTCGTATGTTGCGGTTAAAGCTGTTCCTGCTAATACGGACGAACCAATAATGTCTTGAATTACTTCTGTAGAACCAGATGCGGGTGTCCACTCTGTTCCATTGTAGAAGTAAAGAATATTTGTGCCAGTATTGTAGTATATTTGACCAGATACTGGATTTGAAGGCGCTGAGCCTAAGTTTTGGATTCTAGCATTGAGCAACTCATTCTTGTTGAGATCAACGCTAACTAAAAATTTTCTTGCCATTTGCTATCTCCTTATGACAGGTATGCTGTCCCTGAAAATGGTTGAGCCATAGTCAGTGTTATTTGATTAGTACTATTGTAGTCTATTCCAGTTTCCAAAATATCCCCTGCACTAGACTTAACTGTTACGTTTGGTTGATATCCTAGTCCATGATTAATAACAACAGAATACACTCCAGATAAAGGACCAGTAACTTGGGTTAATTCCCAAGGATACGCTAGTGTATTATTTGTTAAAAATATTTTGCTTGCTCCTGACCAATTTAAATCAGAAAGCTTTGGTCCGTGAAATGCAGCTGAAAGCATATCAAAGTAAAAATCTCCAGTAAGACCCAAATTTGCTGCTGGGTCTCCATTTCCATTTAGAATGGTTCTTCCTCTTGGTCCTTGTGGACCTGGAGAAGAAATTACTACTTTATTTATTTGCTCTCGAACAACTACGGATTCAGTCATTAAATAGTTACCGATCTATTTAGGGTCATAAACCCTTCAAGGAGCTTTATCTTATTCCCATTAGAATCTACAACCATAACATCATAAGATGATTTAGGATAAAAGATTTTGCTTGTTTGTGTTGGTGTCATTTTTACAGTTAATTTACCATTAGGTCCATCAATTGTAATTCCGCCAGATGGTGATGTTAATGTAACAGCTAACTTGCTGCCGCCTTTTGTATCACGCACCTGCATCTTTGCAGATGCACCAGTAAGATCAATCGCATCGTCATTTTCGTCTTTATATTCTACTATAAAACTAAATGTTGCATTTTGATCTACTTCGAAATTCTTTTGTCCTGCCATTTGCCATAGTCTCCTAAATAGGAATACTCCTGTACTAATTTTAGCACAGGAGTATTTCTAATCGACTATTTTTTGTTTACTTGTTGGTAAACCCAAATGATGGTTCATTAGGGTTTAGTGCTTTCAAAATTACGGGTGCTGTGGCAGCGAATCCGCCAAGTAGTAGGTCTCTTGGGCTGGTGTTGCCTGTCATATATAGGGCGATTGCCGCTCCTAGAAAATGACGTCCATAACTTGCTAGTGCTGCTAGAATCTTCTCTTGCATTGTAACCTTTCCATCTCCATTAAGATCTTCTTTAGCTTTTGCCATTTTGATCCTCCTTATTTCTAGGCGGTGTGCCCAGGAATTTTGAGCCTAAGCCCAATTATATAATTGTACCACTATGCGCTAATATCTACCAATTCACAATTACCATCAGAGCTACAGGCAAGTGTAGCATTTATAGAGGTACCATCTTCTGTTTCATAAAAAGATAAATCTTCCCATCTAATGCTTTTAGGCATTCTTGACACCAGCTCGTCATACTCTTCCTTACCAACTTCTTGATATGGAGCTTGCTTGTAAGAATGATCAGAATATGGAAGGAAAGAGATTCCAGAAAGATCATCAAAGTTTTTGTAAACCCAAGCACCAACCTCCATCCATTCATCATCTTTAACAGAAACTGTAATAGATGGCTTATGGTCACACCAAGCCTTCTGATAAATCATCCAAAGCTCTAGGTGCTCTATGGCAGTGAGATCTTTTCTTAATGTTGCTCCATTTGGTGCTTTTACTGGGAAAGAAAAAACATAAGTTTCGTTAGGCTTCATTACATCGTCTTCTACTGGAATTCCAATCTCTTTAAGAAAAATTGAAATAGGATCTCCCTTAGACCCACGAACAGTTCTAATGTAATACTCAGAATGCCAAGGGTGCATGCCAGAAGAAACTCCAGTAAGTTGAGAAACTGTTCCAGAAGGCTTTACACATGTAACTGAAGCTGATGGGTTAATTCCTATATTTGACGCTTCCTTAACATTTGCTTCTTTGGCTCTGACCTTAAGTCTTTGTAGAGCATGCTCAAGACGTAGGTGATCATCTTCTTTAATATGATCTTTATTTTTGCAATTTCCTTCACAGCTATATCTGCATGTGTAGCCTTCTGGCTTGTGTGCCTGATACTTACCAGAAAAATAAGAATTTCCAAACTGTCCAGTTAGAGATACACCAAGAAGTCTTTCTTCTTCTGTATTCTTTTTCCAAACCTCTCTGATGTACTTAAAGTTTGTCAATGTTGATTGCCATGTTCCAAGAACTGAAGCAAGCTCAACTTTTAAAGAAACTGACTCTTCATTATCATCTTCACGAATAACAACTTCTGACAAATTACAGAACTGATTAGGTCTCAATATGATTTCTGAGCATGGGTTAGTGCCATAATGTATTTCTGGATCTCTTCCACTTAATGCAGCTTGTTTTTGTGCTGCAGCAACGTTATAGATTCCTCTTTCTCCAGACTTTGAATCATACAAAGACTTCCATTCAGATATAAACTGCTCCATGTCTGGTTTTCTAGAATACGCTACTGAGTTGTTTGAAAGAGCACGTTGAGGATTGTTTTCCCACCAGTTTCCAGACTTTGCTTGCGCCATCTCTATGTCATTGATATTAGACAAGGAGATCATAGCTGATCTACGAACTCCTCCAACAACAACAACCTCGCCAATCTTACACATTATGTCATGGGCTTCAATTGGCTTAAGCTGTCTTCCAGCTGCAGTCTTAAATTTTGCAATTGTAAAATCAAAAAGGTTAACTAGCGGTTGAGGTCCAGAAGATCTTCCACCCATAGTTTTAAGTCTGGCTCCTGCTGGTCTAACTTTTGTAACATCAAAAGATGGAATCTTTCCATCCCACAAATTCTTCAATAGTAGCTTATATGCTGTTGCCCATCCAGTTTTAGAATCTTCTACAACAATAACATCAGAGACTTTTTCTAAAGATTGTGGAATAGACGGGAGCTTATTAATATATTTATATTCTACCGAGAAACCAACTCCAGAACCACACATCAAGATATACATGGTTTCGTCAAATGCTCTTGGGTGATCTACTGGCAAATAAGAACAGTTATAGCCAGCAACATTATCTCTTTCTAAGGCGGGACCAGAAGTCATGACAGCTCTCATAGAAGGCATTACATTTCTCTTATATACAGCATCCTTAAGATTAGAAAGCAATATATCATCTGGAGTATAGTTAAAATTTTCTTTCAAGTTATTAAGCATAAAGTCAAAGTATCTATCTACAGTTTCTTTCCATGTTTCTCTTCTATTAAGATCTGGTATCCATCTTGCATATCTAGAAATAGCTATAAAGTTTTCATATGGGTTATTTATCAATGCACTATCAGAATTTGGCTGAAGCATTACCATTGGCTTTTCCTCAAAGTAGTCTGAGGATTGATTAAAGTTTTTTATTTTTGTCATTTTGTCTCTTTTCCGCCATATGGCACATAAAATTTAGTAAGAGTCCTATTCTACCAAAGTTCTTTATAGAAAGGAAGGGTAAAAAATAATTTTAAAACAATCACTATTATTAGTTAACTAGAATAAATAAAATCATATTTTTAGGTTGACATATTGTAAAGTTTAATGGTATTCTTATAGTTCGTTATCTCTATTGGAGGAAATGCCTATGGAGAATATAAAACAAAAACTTAGCGATGTTTTACATCACTATGTTGCAATAGCAGTAGCTGTACTGTTTTTATTTACTGGTCAACCAGAAATAATTCAATCAGCATCTGCACTGGTTGTAAAACCAGAAGTAAAAACCGAAGCACAACTTAACAAGGAAAAGCTGGAGCAATTCAGCAATACTGTGTGGAAACCATCAGAGTCTTTAACAGACAAAGAATTGGTTGAACTTCTCAAGGCTGTAGGCTTTGAGGGTAGCGCCCTTAAAATGGCGTGGGCTGTAGCTAAAAAGGAGTCTAATGGACGCCCAATGGCTTATAACGGCAACAGGAAAACTGGAGACAGTTCCTATGGAATTTTTCAGATCAACATGTTGGGAAACCTAGGTGATGATCGTAAAGAAAAATTCAAACTGGATAGTAACTACTCGTTATTCGATCCAGCAATCAACGCAGAGATAACGTATTATATGACCAATGGCGGTCAAGATTGGTCGTCATGGAAAGGTTTAACTCCTCGAACAAAAGAGTGGTTAGACAAGTTTCCATCTAAAAAAGAGTAAGGGGTTAATATTAAGATACAAGTAGTGTCTAAGTATTTAGCTCTGTCAAGGGAAGGCCTTGTGTCAGAGATGGTTTGTCCATTAGACCAAGGTCTTCTCTTTTCTAATCAAGACGAAAAAGAAAAAATATTTGTATACTGTATTTCTTGCCAATATAAAAATTATATTGGAAGTGCTGTTTATTCAAAAATGCTGGAGAGTGTAAGTAATGCCGCTAAATAACGAATTTGATGAGGCTTTAAGAGCTAAGGTAGCAAGGAATATACCATGTATGCATATGCCTGGTTTGCTTCTTGCAGAAAAAGCACTTATTGTAGTTAAAGAATATGCTGAAGAAGCTAAATCTAGAGGCTTAACAACTATAGATGAATTGCTTGAAGATATGAAAGTAAAAGATGGAAAATCCGAGTAATAATTTAGAAGACAATCTCCCTATGGTTAACTACATAATGCTCCATAGGATATATGATGTATTATGCCTAATAGCTAAATTAAATGGGGGTAGTAATGAGATTGAAAAAATGGTAAAATATCATGAAGATGGATTTTTGCTGGGACCTTCCCCAGCATTTAGAGCGGAAGATGAAAAGAATGAATAAGGATAAAGAATCAGTAGTAGAGCTTATGGTTGCAGTATATGAGACTATAAATACAAAAATGGCTTTGATGTCTGGAATGACTGAAGAAGAAGTAGAATCAAAAACAAATGAAGCACGTCCAGCTATGGTTTATTTTATGTCTGAAATATACAATAAGCTTGATGAAAATGATATACTAGCTCAGCAATAATTATAAAAGTGATATAATTAGTTTATGTCACCTAAACATTTTAGCCAAGTCATGAAAACTCCATACTTTAGAATGGATAACCAGGTTTTGTCACTTTGTAAATGTTTTGAATGTAGAATAGAAAATCTTTTTATTAGATTTTTTAGCATAAGAAGAAAAAAATAAAATTACGTAAGTTGAGATAATACTCCTTACGTATGCACGTAAGTGCTAAACCCCAATCGGATCCGCCTCTGATTGGGGTTTTATTTTTATCTATATAATTAAATTTTTTTGTGAACAAACATTGACGCTATGACTCTATCTCCATTATAAAATCTATTTACTGCATGGGAGTATTCTTTTGTGCCAGGGTGACAAATTAGAGTTCCAGATTTTGGCTTTACAGATATGCCTTTATTAACATAAACAATTTCACCGTCATCAAAATCATCATTAATAAATATAACTAAACCTTTTGATACAAAAGACTTTCTTTCATTTAAATCTTTTTCAGATAGATCGTATGAAACGTCATCTGCATGCGGTGGCATTATATATTCCGAGTTTAAAAACTCTATAGGAGTGTCTTTTGATAAAAAATCAATATTTCTATATTTAATTAATGAGATAAAGTCTGTATATGGACGTACTAACCATTCGGTTGAGTTATTAAAAATATCCTCTAATTTAGATAAATAAAAATTCCAAGTTTCAACTAAACTTTTTTCTGTTAAAATTAAAGATGTGTGAGCTAAATGTCCATAATCTTCAATGTAAGAATTAGACTTTATAGATTTTTGAATTTTGGCAATATCTTCTTTAGATATAAAATCTTCTATATAAAATATGTTTTCATCTAAGTATACTTTATCCATCATTCACCAAATATCCGTTTTTTATTTCTTTCTACTGTTTCTAAGTTATAAAAATCATTAGTTATGTCTTCTGGTAATTTAACATCTTTGAATCCCCAAGGTACAAACCCTTGTGATGGACCCATTCTCCAAAAATGTGGGGTTATGTACTTAAAACCTATATTAGGAACAGCTTCATGTTCATTATCTAGATCCGAAGATTTAAACATGATGATGCTTCCAGATTCTGGTTTTATTTGTAAATTATAGTTTGGAAAATATAAATATCCATCAGAATAATCATCATTGTAATATATGACAAAGGAGTGCTCTAGGTCATCATAGGGGCAGTCTGTGTGCAGTCCTCTAGATTGCATAGAGTTGTATTTACCAATAACATACCCAGGCGATGGGATTCTAGGATTCAAGGTAGTGTCTATCCCTAAATAATTTGCATACTTATCTGAGCAATCTATAACAGCTTTATTAATAGATTCAAATACCCAATGACTTTCAGTATCTTTTTTATGTGGGTCAAACCAGTTTGGGTCATATATACATTTAGCTAACCCAAAGTCTTCTGGAGTAATTCCTAATTCTTCCCAATCTTTTTTTTGCTCTAATGAAAACGCATATTTATTTCCCCATGGTAGCCAATCGGTAATAATATCATTTGACGTAGATTCTATATACTTTAGAATTTCTTTAGAATTAGGTATTGCATTTTTAAAATAAAAAATTTTATCGTTGTATATTTCAACTTCTATAGACATAACATATCTCCTTATTGATTTCAGAAAGTGCGGCGAAAAGTGAGCCGAAAATTAGAGACCATTATTTTCATTATCTATGATATTCTTCAACATCTGGATATATGCCAGGATTTCTTCCTCAGTAGGCTGATCTGTGTATTCTGCTGGTAACCCAGCCCATATCACAAAAAGGAGGGCGGAAAGAGGGACATCATAAGCTAGCATATAAGTATTATACTCCTTATTAAATGAGAAACCAAGTAGGCCTATTGGGATTTGAACCCAAAGTCGATTGCATATAAGACAATTGCTTTAACCAGATTAAGCTATAGGCCCTTATATTAGCCTATTATCTGTATGAGTATGCCAAGGATAAAAGTAATGACAGTTATTATGGCTACTGCAATAAGATTCTTCATCTTTCTATCCCGCCTTTTCTTATGTATTTTCTTTATGTTTTTTAATGATTTATCTGGGGATATTAGATTTTAGGAAAGCCCCCCTACCCCCCAAATTTTAACTTTTTGGAAAGATAGAGAAGCAGTCCTGAAATACCCACAGATTATATCTGGTACATATTGAGTTTCAGGGTAAGCCCCCACAAAGCAAACTAAGTGTAGCATTTAACTTTTATTGAAGTCAATACTTAAATTTATTTTTTTTCCGAATGTTCAAATGGCAAAGTGTAGAAATTCTTTGGCAAATCATTTTCGCCATATTCTCCAGTTATAGCACTAGACATTTTAATTGCATTAATACCCTCATATAGCTGGTCATTTTCTCTTAATGCTTGCGCTTCTGGAAGTGAAGCAAATCCAGCTACAATATATCTAACCCTATCACCTTTTACTTCTTCTGTATAGTGTGCATATTTTTCAAATCCAGGATGTAGCAGCAAATCTCCCTTTTCAGGTTTATACATAAACTTAACATTTGGATAGGATATTTCACCACCGTCAAAATTGCTTAGATAGTGTGTTACACCAAATACGCATTTATTATCCATACCTAGTGATTCCGACAAATTATCAGCATGTAAGAACATAGACTGCCCCTTGGTCATTCTATGAACAGAGTTCATGCTTTCGACCCAAAGCTCCTGTCTAAAGAGCTCCTGTAGCCTTATACGCATATGTTTTAGCTCTTCATCAAGTTCTGGATCTTCTATAAAAAAGAACTTGCCATGCCACCATTCTCTTTTATTTCTGTCCCACCAGATATCTTCTCCAAATGATTCTACATGGCTTACTAGTTTGTCGCAAAGATCATCTGATAGCCAGTTTTTTAATACAACTATGTTATCTTCAATTAGAACCGCATTAGGTTCTTTTTCTAGAATTTGATCAATCTGATTTTTAACTATAGATGCATATGGTTCCATGCTCTTATTATACACCGCCATATATTCTAGTCAACTGCTTTTTCAGATTTAAGAAAATGTTAATATATTTTTTACATGTATGATACACGATTTGGGCAAAACGGACATTTCGGATAGTGCGCCCATAATGAATGGTCATTTGTGACCTATCTCACACGATTTTTTTGTGACTTACCTCACAATGTCCGAATTGTACGCATTTATAAGTTGCAATTTGTCAGACCCCCATGTTATGCTTAAGGTATAAAGAAAAACAAATTAAAGAAAGGTGGTCTCAAATGACTACACTAGATAAAAATACAATTAAACACTCTCGCTTTGGTCATCTTGACCTAGAGCAACGAATTCGCTTAGGTGCTGAAATGGTTGCCAATGGCGAACTAGTTTCCTTCCGTGGTGCTAGTGCCGAGACCTATAACAAGGTCATGACTCTTGCTAATCGTATCAAGCAAGAGCGAGAGTTTCCTCAATGCCCTTGTGGAGAGTGTGACTAGTATCACACCGACACGATAGGCTAACCTCCCCAATTTGTCAGACCCCCATGCTACACTTACAACATAACAACAACGAAAGGTCAGAATAAATGACACTAGATGAATACAAGCAAATGGTAGAGGCTCAACGCCTTGCCTCCCTAGCAATCGCCCTAGAGGCACTAACTAAGTCTAAGGCTATCTCAGAGGAGATGAATAAATAATGTCATACGCATACTCATACGAAACTAACAGCGTGTCTAAGTGGGACACTATCCAATCAGATGTCGCAGACGCATACGCATACCTTGATGAGGTAGATGAGGAACAACCTCCACTAGATGAATTTGATGACTCAGATGATGAGGCACTAGCAAAACTATACGAACTAACATGGGAGAACTAATAATGACTATCACTTACTCAATTTGGCAAGGCTCTAAACTAATCTCTATTGACAATGTCGCAACAGATGTAAAAGCAATCGACAATCTAATAAATGCGCTTAATGATAGCGAACTAGGCAAGGGTAAAAAGTTTACCGCTAATGTAATGGACATAAAGGTGACCGCATAATGAAAGAATGTAAAGTAATTAACTGCAACAATACCGATTTAGTTTATAGCGGAATAGATGCCATGCTATTAGGCGGTATCATTACCGAAACCTATTGCTACTCATGCGCTAATGCGTATAATCAAATAGATAGCGCTATGCAATCACTAAGAGATAAGGTTAATGCGTAATGAATAGACTACTTACTACACTAGTGCAGTTATCCCTTGCCCTCCCCGCCCTATACATGGCGAGGATCGTGTGGCATGACTTTAAAGCAGAGATGAGAGAGATGTGGCAAGAGTCACACTAGCCTAACGGCGTGTCGGCTTGACAATGTCGAGCTGGCCCGCAATCTTGCGGGAGTTATCCACAGGGTTACGGGCATCTGTGGAAAACCCCAGAATTTTTGTGATATTTATCACATAGGCTGAGCGTCTCACATCTTGGAATTACTGGCTAGTAAGTAGAGAAATGTCAGACCCCCATGCTACAATTCCACTATAACGAAAAAGAAAGGTGGTCAAAATGACTACACTAACAAATACACATACACATACTCCACACATGGAGTCCATTTCTAATGTCGGAGATTTCCAATACACATTTTGCGAAACTTGCGAAATGAACATAGATAGATTTTACATCTATGATGACTATGACCGCTTACCATTTTGGACAGATTGGAGTTTAACTAAATGAAAAGTAATTTTGAGGTAACGCAAGAAATAACCGACCTTGCTAAAAAACACTATGGCGAAATGGATTTAGCCTTTAAGTGGGGTTGTGCTCAAGCACTTCTTTCTACTAAACAATTAGAGATTATTCTAGGAATACTAAAAGATAAGGAAAACGCATAATGCTAGATTTCGAAATTACTTTTGCGATTAAACAATTATTTGATGAAATGCTTGATGATTGTTATCCCGTCTATGAAATGGGTAACGCTGTTTTTTATCCCTCCCAAATTCTAAAAGATTGTGACCCGATTGCTTACAATGAGGCACTTTTAGATTTTCAAGATAATTACATGAAAGATAACGCAGACGATTTAGAAAGGTTGATGAGCGAATGACAGATTTTTTTGGATTTGAAAAATCAATTCAAATTGATCATTTAACAGATGAGCAAATCTTAAAGCTTGAAGAAATTTTTAAAGATTTCGAATAAGTAACGGCGTGTCGACTTGACAAAAGTTGATGCGCCCGCAAAAGAGCGGGGTTATCCACAGGGTTACGGGGGTTATCCACAACCCCCTGGAATTTTCCGACACGCCCGAGATTTTGTGATTTTTATCACACGGCTTGAGCGTCTCATTATTTGGAATTACTGGCTAGTAATTAGAAAATGTCAGTGCCATAGGCTATAATTGCTACTATCAACAAACGAAAGGCGGACTCAAATGTCAGCAAATGTCTATACAATCGAAAGCCTACTTGTAGGAAAAACCTATCACTCAAAATCATTAAAGGGTGAAATCATCTCAGCGGAAAAAGATAATTCCGTATGGTATGCGGATTGCGAAACTTATAAGGTTCAGGTTAGACCTCATTACTCAGCACCGCTAAATTTAAAAGATACTTATCGCTATTTAGCCGTAAAAACTTCCGATTAAATAAAATCGAAACAGGGGCAGTTTAGAGGGAGTCCTCGCCCAATGTCGTAAGTAAGAACCCTCACAAAATTTGTCAGTGCTAACTGATACAATAACTAAATAAACAAACGAAAGGAAAACTATGTTAAACATAATCGACAAAACCGATTTCTATGAAATCGCAGACGAGCAACATTTTTGTTGTGATGAAAGTCAATTTAAGTATTACTGTATCGAACACCTAGAATTTATGGGTTGCTACTTTTGCGGATTTGACTATGACAAAGATTGCGAGGAACAACACTAATGATTAACTCAGTATTAACAATAGATTGCCAAGATTGCCACGGACACGGAGTAATCTTTTTTGGTGATGATAATGATTTTGATTGCGAACCTTGCGATTGCGTAGATGATGGCTCACTATTTTGGAACGGAGAAAATGACTAATGTATAAATTAACTTGTGCTTATGACGGACACGCTCCTCATTGGTCAGCAGAATACGAAAGCGAATTGGGTGCTTGGGAAAACTTTTTCTTATTCACCGATTGGGGATTTGCTAACGAATACTCAACTGTAAATATTTACACGCCAACAGGCAAATGCTATACAAAAGTTTTTTATAGAACAGGAATGGTATCAGTTAAATGATGACACGAAAAGATTATGTCGCAGTAGCAGAAATTTTAAAGTTCGCAAGCGATAAAGCACACCCAGCGTTATTTTCTAAAATGGTAAATGATTTTGCGGAAATGTTCGCAAAAGATAATGAACGATTTGATGTAAATAGATTTCACGAAGCGAGTGGGTATCATGTCCCAAAATTCACTTCGAGATAAAGTAAAACGAATTCAGGAATTGCGCCGCAGTAATGCGGCGCAACCTGTTCGTAATAAGAAAAAATATTTTCGAAAGATCAAACATAAAAATAAATATACAGAGTGATGCATAGCTATGCAGGCCCGCAATACTGCGGGGTTATCCACAGGGTTACGGGGGTTATCCACAACCCCCTGGAATTTGTGAGATTAATCACAAAATAAATTAGATAAAGCTTGGGCGTGTTGCACAATTTGTCAGTGGCATAGGCTATAATACTCTTATACCAACAACGAAAGGCAAAAAATGATAGTAGAACACAATCTAAAGTTTGTAACAGAGTTTGCAGACAATCATCCAGTAACTCAACAGGTTATGGCACTTGATGAAACCACTCGTATCTTTATGCTAGAGTCTATGCTAAAAGATTTAGTAGCACCACGCCTACAACCAATTCTTGATGAAATAAATGCTAACGGCTCTTACGCAATACTAAAGGTGGCAGAATAATGGGATACAATACAGCATTAGATTTAACTGAATTAGATTTAGAGGTAGCACTAGGTTATCACTTACAGGGTAATCATTACCCACCCGTTCCACTTTCTATGGTTCCAGTGTGTATCGAAGCAATAGATTTTGCTCATGATGACATGTGGGATGAAACCATCGAAATGCCTGATGGAATTACTTACAAGGGGCAGACATGTGCGCCAGTGTGGGCGATCATCGAGCAGCACCATCTCCACGCTTGGCTACCTGAAAGTGACTAAGGTCACACAATAACTTTCTCAAATACTGAGACAGGGCTAGACTAATGTCAGACCCCAATGCTATACTACAACCCTAACAAAGAAAAGAGGCAATAAATGACAATCAACGACAAGTTGTATCAGGTAGGCGATTTATTCACTACCCTTAAGTCAAAGAAAACAGGTGTGATTAAAGAAATCCACCCACAAACATCTGGCT